AGATCAATACTTTGATATGTTTTTAACCCATTGGGAACATACCGAAAAAGACAAGAAGATGCCAAGAGGGCTACCTAAGAGAACTGTAATGTGTGACCCATACGGGGTTACATTCTACAGCGCAAGGCAGTACATTCGATCTGAAGGACATCTTGACTGGTGTAGACCGTTGCTCGAAGAGCGTGGCCTAAGCTGGCAAGGGGCCATCATGGAGTGTACGTCTGTAATTTGGGAAGCATTACAAGAAGCATTGATCTTGCCTAATGAAGCTAAAGAATACATTAAAGATTGTGTTGAAGTTTGTTACAACAGTGATGACAGAAAGAAGAAGCCGCTGCAATGGACAACTCCTTCTGGATTTAAAGTTAGGCAGTATTACACTGAACATATAGAATATATTACTGATATTGCTTTACTGTTAAAGAATGATGTACGCATCAGATCTACGGCAGAAATGTGGCAGTTTACTGACAACATGGACGTTAGGAAAATGGCTACTGCTATTCCTCCTAATTGGGTTCATTCAATTGATGCTGCTCATATGGTATTTGTGGTACTCGCTTTGCTGTCTATGGGATGCAGAAACTTCTGTATGATCCACGACAGCTTTGGCGTACCTGTCACTTACCTAAAGTATTTACCACGTATATCAAGGGAAACATTTTATGAAATTCACAAAGAAAGTCAACTCGAACTATTTAAACAAGACCTCGAAAACTTTTCCGGTCACGAACTCCCAAACATTCCTGAACAAGGTAGCCTCATTCCAGAAGAAATTCTCGAATCTGAATATCTCTTCTGCTGAATGGTTGAAATCTATCCTTAGCGAAGGTAGAATCATGAGAGTGAGATGGAAAGACGCTCAATCAACAGGCGGACCCGGATGGGAAGACGCTGAAGATATGCAAGAAGCGGCTTCTGCTGAGATCTGTATTGTAAACACTATTGGTTATGTTATTAACTTTACTGAAGATAGGATCGTTTTGACAGATACCATCCAACACGACGGGCAAGCAGGAGGCGCAGTCCACCTAATTCCCATTGAAATGGTACAAGAGATTCACTACCTCAAGGAGGAAAATATTGATGTTCAAACACACAACAACGATCAATTCGGAACACACAATGGAGAAGCTTCTTAATACAATTGAATTTAATATTTTAGAAGGAGAAAACGCTACGTATCAAATTATGTTGCCTACTATTGCGTGGGTTAACATTATTCTTGATAACGTTCAAACTATTGGCGATAAACACTTGTCTAAGGAAGATAATCTTCCAGAAGACCTTGTAAACATTGAGTTTGTAGTAGACAGTTTTAACGACGATTTTCCAGAAGAGGATTACTTTAATGCAGAATAAGTTTAGAAATTACGAAACAAATCCCATTGACATGAACAACGCTGATGACCTTATTGAGTTGATTAATAACATCATCGGTACAAAAATTAACCAAGGTTATTTCAAACGTTGGTCTAAAGAATCTTTGTTGAGTGAGGGATGGATTCAAATTCAGCCTCTTATAAAAAATTGGGATAAAAGCAAGGGAGTTTCATTTAATAAGTATTGTTTCTTGTTTCTTCCTTCTAGAATTTCTGATGGAATGTTAAGTTTTGAAGAAGGAATGGCTAAAAATAAGCCCGGTACTGATGTTCGTTTTTCTCACCGAGCTTGGCAATTTGATGAAAGCGAAAATTCTCATGCTAACCCAGCAAACGGTGCTTCTTGCGAAGACACTTTTGCACAACACAAAGAAACAATAGTAGACCGGTGTTTAAACCACCCGAGTCTTTCTGATGCAGAGCGAACTATTGTTCATATGATTGGCAGAGGGACACCAATGAAAGCTATTGGTGCAGCTATGGGTGTATCTGAGTCACGTATTTCACAGAAATGCAAAATGATTAGGAGTAAGATTAATGAGTAGAGTATTAGTAATTGGGGATCTTCACGCCCCTGCCGTTAAGGAAGACTACTTTGATTTCGTTAGAAGTATACGTAGAAAATATAGAACAGATCAAACAGTGTTTATTGGTGACGTTATTGATCACCATGTTATTTCATATCACAAGGCAAACCCTGAATCGCCCGACGCGATCAGGGAATACAACCTTGCCTTTGAAACTGTTAAGCGTTGGTACAAGGCGTATCCAAACGCTACCGTAACTATTGGCAACCACGATAGTCGAGTTCATAGACTTGCAGCAGATGCTGGCATTCCCTCTATGTACCTTAAAGAATACAATGAACTTTATAAAACAAAGAATTGGGAGTGGAAGCACAATGTTGAGTTGGATGGGGTTTATTATTATCATGGCACCGGTGCTGCTTCTGCTTACCCGGCATTTAATGCAGCTAGAACACGAAATCAGTCAGTCGTTATGGGTCACCACCATACAAAAGCAGCTATTAATTGGATGTGTGGGGCTAACAATCATCGTATTTTTGGTATGTCTGTTGGGTGCGGGGTAGACAACGACCACCTCGCTATGTTGTATGCAGAGCATTACCTTATTAAACCAATTCACGCATGTGGGGTAGTGGTCAATGGGCACCCCTATCTCGAACTCATGCCATAAAACCCATGCTATTACAATAGGCACCTACTGTGCCAGAAAGGATAACTATGAGTGAAGAAACTGTTATTGAAGAATCAACTAAAGATGAGGTAACTGAACAGCCGATTGGTGTACAGGCCAATGTTGTTCTTGGTTATTTGGAAGAACTTTATGGTGCTATTACCATGCTTGGTTCTAATCTTAATAATCAAATTAAGTCCCTTTCAGATGTCATTGCTAACGCCAACAAGGAGAACGAAACTAATGACTGACCGACCTACTGCTACCATTAAGACCGGTGACCTGACTGTAAAGTATTCTCATGTGTCTGTCCCTGACACTAAGTTCAATGCTGAAGGTGAGTATAAGATCACCGTTATGCACGACGAGGAACTTGAAGCCAAGCTTCAGAAGCTTGCTGACGAGTGGAAGGTTGACCAGCCTTTCGTTAAGACTGTCAAGGATGGCTCTAAGGTCATTACCTTCAAGTCAAAGTATGCACCTAAGATGTATACTGCTGATGATGTTGAAGCACGACCCAAGGGGTTCTGCTGGTCTGGTGATATTGTTAACATCAACTCTGTTTGCTACCCCGTTGAGGTCATGGGTAAGACCTACCTCTCAATGAAGTTTAACGCTGTACTCCTCAAGAGTGTGAATGAGTCAGAACAGCGTGAAGCTAGTAACCCGTTCGGAACTGGTAGCGCAGTGTCGGCCAGTGATGTGAGTGAGACTGATGGTGAACAGCCTGATGCTCCTACTGTCATCACTGATGAAATCCCATTCGATTAAGGAGACCGTATGAATGCTGGTGAGTGGACTTTTAATATAAATCCAGTTGCAGCCAGCCGTCCTCGGGTATCCAAACATGGACATGCGTACTTCACAGGTGCGTATAAACAATTTCGTAAAGATATGATCGATGTGGCCGAGGCGGTCCTTGGAGACTTTAAACCTCTCCAAGGGCCGTTATCGGTTGATCTGGAGCTATATGTCTGTAGACCTAAAACTACTAAGCTGTCATCACCAAGGGGTGACATTGACAACTTTACTAAGGCGGTTTTTGATTCCCTTAATGGTATACTGTGGGAGGATGACCGGCAAATAGAAAAGCTTTATGTTGTAAAATGTTGGACCGAGAGTCCTGAACAAGACGGTTGGTTTAGAATTGGAGTAAACCAAATTGACTGAAGAAAGTTATGTCGTATCAAGAGAACAATGCCCCAAGTGTGCGGACAATGGATTTGACCGCTCGGGTGATAATCTAGTTGTTTATTCTGACGATCATAAGTATTGTTTTCGCTGTGAGTATTACGTTCCTTCCAACAATAAGGAGAACACTGTTATGGAACCCACTACGTTTGACTTTAAGAAGTACAATGGATCTTGCATTGATATTGCGGATCGAAAGATTGACCACAAGACCTGTCGTAAGTACGGCTATCAGGTGGCAAACGTAGGCGGTAAGGAGATGCACATTGCACCTTACTACCGTAATGGAGAACTTGTAGCACAACACCTTCGCGGACCTGACAAGCAGTTTAAGTGGTCCGGTTCACCAAGTAACTGCGAACTGTTCGGCCAGAATCTCTTTAAGAGTAATGGCGGTAAAAGACTGGTAATTACTGAAGGTGAACTGGACTGCTTGACTGTCAGTCAGTTGCTGGGTACGTGGCCTGTTGTGTCCGTACCGAATGGTGCTTCGTCTGCAATGAAGTACATCAAGGGTAACCTTGAATTTGTTAACAGCTATGAAGAAATCGTTCTGATGTTTGACATGGACGATGCGGGTCAAGAGGCTGCTCGTAAGGTGGCTGAGATCCTTCCTCCGGGCCGCGCTAAGATTGCCAAGCTTCCATACAAGGACGCTAGTGACTGCTACGTCAAGGGCAACTCCAAGGCTGTGGTGAACGCTGTGTGGGAAGCTCAGGCGTATAGCCCTGACGAAATTCTTCATGTCAGTGACGTTGAAGATTCATCGAATGATCTTGTTGACGCTAAGGTGTGGGCATTCCCGTGGGACAAAATGTCAGAGTTCTGTCTCGGTCAGCGATCAGGTGAGATTACTCTGCACTGCTCGGGCACTGGCTCAGGTAAGTCAACTATTCTTAGAGAGATTATGCATCATCACTTGAGCGAAGGACGTTCCGTTGGTGCTATTATGCTCGAAGAATCTCCCAAGGAAACTATTGATGATATGATTTCCTTGATGCTGAGTAAACCTGTTCGCGCTATTCGTGCTTCACGTATGATGAACGAACTTAGAAATAAAATGGGTAAAGATCCAATTGAGATGGAGATCGTAGATGATCTAACCGATGAAGAGTATGCGGATGCTCGAAAGAGGCTTTCCGCTACAAGCTTTTACGTCTATGATCACTTGGGAAACAATGGTATGGCGAACCTTCTCGCACGAATGGAATTCATGGCAATCTCTCTCGGGGTCGAGGTTATTGTTCTGGATCACATCACTGCGGCTGCGGCAGGACTCATGGGCCTGAGCA